TCTCAAGATGGTTCTGACTAATGTCAGTTGCTAACGCCAAGTGTTAACAAGTATTAAAATAGGGGTGGACAGTGATACGTTCGAGATTATGCTTTTAGACGCGACTCAAATCATTATTTGAACTAAATTAGCCCTATTAGGAGAAAACTGGAGATAGCCAGTAACTAGGTTGTGTAGATGTTACGAGATCAGAACGGGTCCACGAAGCCCGATTGAGTAATTGAGGAAGAAGTACGCCCACTCGGCCTCATGTGAGTGGGTATTAAATAAATATATTAGTTGTCGTCGGGATCACCAGGCGGAGGGAGACCCTCCGTAAAAAACGCGTGGGGAGCCCGCCAGTAACCATACATTTGCAAGTCTGGTCCTGTGGAAAAGTACATATCTACCAAGAAGTCGGTGTTGTACTCTATAGTCAACTCCATAGAATTATACAATTCCCGCTCGTCGAACAACGCATAAATCGCCCCAGCAGCCCCATTATACATGGAGCGCCGGTAGCGAGATAGAGTGTAATCTGGAAATTCCACAGTCAATGCCCCATCAGAGCCTAAGGAAACTGCAGACCCAGATCCAAATTCATTGTGCATCTCTGTACGCACCTGAGTTCGACTAGACGATCCATACGTAGCCGTGGCATAATACTTTGGTTGTAAGACAGGTATTTGCCTATCAACCAGAGAGAGCGCCTTTATCGTCCCAGCTATTGGTACAACTTTCCAGCGAAAGGAGCCTTTAAATCCAATATAACATTGAATCATATGGTTAAAGAAAGTCTCATTCACATAAGAATAGAACGTTCCGCCAGTTCTCTTAGTATAACTAAAGGACAGTGGGATTGTTGTGGACACATTCCCGCGGGTGACTGGTCGAACAGGCATAGAAATTTTGTAAGATTGGTAAGTTGATGGTGTCACCGCAGTGCCACCGATATTGACAGGCGGAGCAACTGATGTGTAATAAATCGATCTGTGCAACAGCTGTCGCACTGAAGACACATCTTCACCAATAAACATTTGTGCATTAGTCTTGACAACTTCAGAACTAAGCACCTCCGTCTCAGACGTCTCAGCTTCAGGGTTGCCATCACCAACTTGATAGACGTACTTGCTAGCTAGGTCATTATACATGGTTGCACCAAAGCCAGCTACATTAGGTTTTGCAAGTTTCAAATTTCGGAAACTTACTGTGAAATACACACCAACTGGCTCAGTGCCCGTTGAAACTAGTGGCTGAGCCACTGTTACGGACAGAACTCCCATATGAGCGTCTTTGGTATAAGACCGTGTTGGTGCCGTAGTGCCAATTGAATACAGACTCTGCGCTATGCTCGCGAGATTTGCTCGTGAGCTGTAAGCCTCTGTTTTTAACATTGGGCGGTGAGAATTAAAGGGGACCACTATCTCACACTGAGTTGATTCGGATATATCCAAGATACTACTATGTAGCAGCGATTCTGGAGGGAGAGACATAATATCAGCTACTTTAGGCGATGGGTCATAGTAGAATCGTAGTTTGCCTCGATGAAATTGAGAGCAAACAACATGCACATTAAGCACAAAATCACCACTCCAATATCGGAAAAGTTCCGACACATGAGAAGCTGGAGTGTGAACTGCCATATAATGTAAATAGGGTGCCGCTATTGATTGAATATTGCTCAAAGAAGGATTCACGAGAAAGGTGGCAATCCTAGTACCCGTTGTACCAGACCATGGAGCTGATGCAAGAAACGCTGGACGAGCACCAATGTAGCCAACTGACAACTCGTCCTGTTCAGGAAAACCCCTTGGGCCTGGCTCAGTGTCTAATTGGGACTCTTTGCCACTACAAAACACATCCACCGGGACATGTTGTTCAGTGCTGCTTATATTAGCGGTGGCGCTTGAAAACACAGATGTGGTGTGAAGCTGCGATGGTGTATTAGTCAAACCCACCAATTTCGCAACATTACTCATAGTCTTGGCCGCATCAGCATAAGTGTGCAAGCCCAATCGTTTAAGATCAGATGACACCCCATTGAGAGTGCCAGACTGATACTCAGTTCCTGGACCAGACAACTCCACATCCGACAACCAAACGTAAGTACTGACGGTGCAAGGTGTGCCGGACACTTGGGTTGTGCGTAAAGTTTCAAGTGATCTCAAAAATAACCACATATACCCAGTTACGGGCCAAGGTGGCATCCACTCATCAGGATGTAGATAGGGTATTGAAAAACACAACTCCGTAGCATTCTGTGGATAAAGCCAACCGGATAGCGGGGATTGAGACATTTGGCTCATATCGTATGTGGAGCCGTCCCAACCCTCATATTTGCATGGTTGGGTCATTACAGAGTCAAAGGGTCCAGCAGTGATGAAAGGTTGGATACTGGCCATTGCTGCACCATACTGGAAAGGTAATGCACTAGTTACAACTCGAGCGTTGAGAGTACAACGCATTCGAGAATATCCAGCCATTTTCTTTGCAATAGCGGGCACAGATAAATACAGACTCAGCAAGTCTAAAGTCGTATTGATGTGGCCAGCTTCAGCCCAGGACACTGTCGACACAAGGACGGGGCGTGATAAAAATTCAGAAAGCGAATCAACCTCACTAGGTGATGTTTGGGTGAGGGGTGTGTTTCCGAATTTGATTGTTTTTGGCGTTTCCGCCGTGTTAATTTTAATAAATGAAGCAGGTAGTCTTTAAATCAATCTAGCGTTACCTATTGCTAGATTGAGGTTTCTGTTCATGGTTCACTAAGCCTACGGTAAATACCGTTCAGGTGACTCATTGAATGATCCTCTCACTTGTGGAGAACAATGACAAGCTAAGTAACTATCATTCAAGGGACTGGTATCAACTTATGGTGTTGATCGTCACTACAACCATCGTATACCCCCAACGCCGGGGGACAGGCATATGTAAATTCCCACACAACCCGCGCTCGTCTAGCGCGACCCGTTTAATGTCTTGGTCCAGACAGTGCGGGGGCTCACTCCAATAGGAATGGATGCCCCCGCAGAAACTCGGCATAACCCGGAGTTTCTTGACCAAAAGCCTCACGCCACGCCATCGAGCTGGCATGAAATTGTTTCAATTTGGCCTCAAAAGACGGAAAAAGCGTCTCTGGCATCGTTATGCCAAACTCACTACAATACTCGATGATGGCGGCTTGGACAGGAGGTGCATTGACTCTGTCCCACATCACACCATTCCAACGAGCCGAAAGAGTCTCCAGTATATGAGTTTGGTACTCAACTACGACTGAAGACTTCCACCAGTGCAAACCCCTAGAAATACTTTTAAACTCTAAAACGGGCAACATGATACCACAATAGGGAGAAAAACGTCTCTTGAGAAAAGGCACATCATCCAAATCCTCATATGTCATGCCATCTGCCTCGGTCTTGGATGCCGTGGTGTAACCTATACCACGAGCTTTCAACACTCTACAAACGCTGGTGTAATTAAATTTCTCAAACCCAGGCTTTACCGAGACTATATGGTCGTCCCCATACATGCAGAACCGAGTGTGCTTAAAGAAATCTGGGATTGAATAGCCCACTTCAACCCAGACATATATGAGGTAAACCAAAACCACCACACAATTCATCTGGGTAGTGAGCGCCTGACCAGACGGATTGGTGCCAAAGAATTGCATCAGATATCCGTTCAGGTGAACAAAAGGATTAGTGATCACCCTCATTAGTGAAAACATAGCAGTTCTATCACGATCTCCAAATTCGCCAAGTCGACAATTCAGCCAAATCAAGACTGAAAAGGCTGTCTGGGTAATAAGTGCTGGCATCCTCTGGTCAAAGTTGACAAAATCCCCTGCAAGTACGAGTTTAGAAAACCCTGCAAAGTTGTGGTACATCCCATTCCACTCCTCAGAGTCTACATTCGCACCAACACAAAAACCAGTCTGTATTCTATTGCGGTAAAACAATCGGACAAGTCCTAGGAAATAACGCCTCATCAACATAGTCAAGTTTGTATTAGAGCAGTAAATCAATCTCGCTCCCCGAAGATCGTGTTTTTCAACGCCGATTGGTTCATCTTTTGGGTTGGCAGAAAACACGTATGGTTGGGGCTCGCCTTCTTCTAGGCCTAATATCCCATCTCTATGATGCTGAAGGAGATCATCTGGTAATAATGCCGTGCCATCCGGGCGCTGAAGAAGCAGAGCTGACTTAGGGCAACCTCTGGGAAAACCCCAACCAGTAGATTTGTTTAATGGTTCAAAACCTTCCACACCAGGTATTCCATTGACACATGCATTAACCCCTAGAGGAAACATTTGGCAACAAGCAGGATCATTGCTCAACAAACCGTGAAAGTGTTCCACCAAAGCGTTCTGGATGCTCAAAAGTCTATCAGTATCCCAGTTAGATGATATGGCGTTGACATTTTTTATCAGGGCATTAGCTGGCTTCCAACCATCCGTCGACCGAAAGTCTAACTGTGGTGGCATCCATGTTGAAAAAGTATGGACCAGACCTTTCAGTCGGTTTTCCATAAATTGACTATATGGAGTCCTTTCAACTTTAGACTCTCGGAACCCAGACATTCGCTGCCGGTTTAAAACCATAACATTCTCAGACGTAGTTCCATATTCTTCAGAAACAGGGTTATGCTTAGTAAAAACTTGATCCTCTACAACAGTGTTTTCGTTTATAGTATCTTCGTCCTCACCGGGCATGACTCCCTTTATGAGGCCTGCAAGTCTAAACTCGCGGGCCACACGTTCTTGACTGACTGGAATTGAAACTCCTATCTTACTGCCATTGGACTCAGTGACCAGTTTGTAATGTAATCCCAAGACGCAACAGGCCGTCGAATAAGCAGCCACTAGTGGCCGACCACAATCACCAGCTAAAGTCGGGCCGTTAGAAAAAACACAATTCCAACCATCTTTCTTACGAATGGTGTTGACTGAAGTGGGCGGGTCGCGATTCGAGTAAACACCACCTACCAGGATCTGACTGGGACTAGTCGTCAGTTTGTCTGACACGGGCAAAAGACCGAACACACCTCTCTTCTTAGCGGTGGACATCCGGAGGTTCACGTAGATCAAGTCATCACATGTCCTCTGAATATCAGACTCCGTCAAAACTCGTTGAATTATGACATGACCCTGATTATTCCAAGAACCTGCAGACCCCGTCACTGACGGCAGCGTTATAGTAATGGGCTGTGTCAGTTTGCCGTCAACATGAGTCATTTTGTGGAGTGAATGAGCGTTCATCATCGCCACACCCTGATAAGTGCCCCCCAGCAAGGTTGCATGAGTGAAATGTTCATTCTGATCGCACTTCCAAGTGACCAAAGCAACACTCTTCATAACAGTCTGATAACAGCTAACCAAATCATTTTGGTAACAACTTGAATTAGACGAAAAAGATGGGACTGGTGGCGGCCAACTAGTCGGGGGGCTCAATGCCCCTGAACGACCCGGCAATGGCGTAGGGTCCTGACCAGTTTGGAAAATTGATCGAGTCGCTCGAAAGTGCTGAATGACCAATAAGAGGGAACTAGTAATGACTGTAACATAAAGGTAATAGCGATATCTATGAAAGATTAGCCATGCAGTTCTTCGACAATCATCCACCATCCGAAACACTCCCGCAGTGCTAGTTGATACCTGCGATATATTCTCCAAATTCACAGCCATAATCCCGAAAAACAATTTCACTTCTGCTATAGTGTTATCACACCAATTCCAGAGTGAAATAATGAATTCCCACAGAGTCCTAAAGAGGCCAAAGAATAAAAAGCATATAGCAGCAGACAACACCGAAAAACCTACAACGCCTGAAAGCCAAATAAAAAGTGACTCAGTGCCAACCTGCAACTGTTCGTAACCAGGCAATGATGGTTTTGGAACCAAGGTATCCGCTGGTTGACTGCCAAAAGGCTTAAGAAACCAAGCGCAAGTCCGCAAAAAGCGCTGCTTAATAGTAACTTGCTCTTTCGGAACAATTACAGCCTCGGGTTGCTGGGCCACGGGCGGGCTTGGAGCACAAGCTCGACCAGCAGCCCGACAACTACTAAAAGTGCACCGATGGGTGCCACAGAGTTTGAGGTCTTTCAAAGCAGAAGAAGCAGTCATGAAAGCATCCTGATCTTTTTCATGTTCATCGTAGATAGTCCCAAGAGAGTTTAGAAACTCTTGAAAGCCAGTCCCGCTAGTAACAGTAAATTCTCCTACAGTCACATACTGAACCTTTTGATCGAAAACTCCACTCCGAATATGAGTTGACTCAGCAGGTAAGAGACGAACTTGTTCAAGCACTATGTCCCAACAATTATAAAAGCCATCCTCATCTCGTTCACCATATTCAACTGAGCCTTTAGAATTCTGTCTGCGAGCCATAACTGTGACAACCACCGGAACTCTACGCAAAGCAGCAGCTTCCAAATTGAACGCAGACCCGAAGCCCATGCTCTTGACATTCGCTGTGTAAAACCCAAACTTAGCCAAACAGGGGCACTTGCCCTTCTCTTCTATCGCAGCTTTATCAACAGACCAGACACTATTGTTGAATAAAGTGATAACTGAACTGATCCCAACATCTATAGTATTAGTGGGTTTCAAAGCACCTATGTCATCAACCACAATAGTGTGAGTCATCGAGGTCAATCCATCCATAAAGTTGGCTGTCGTATTCATGTAGTGGACAAATTGATCTCCAAGTGGTAACCCAGCTCTACAAGTTAGAAAAGAACGCATTTGAGAAACAAACGTAGTTTTGCCAACACTACTAGGTCCGAACACCAAAACCCCGAAAGGACATTTCCTCAGGGACGTGGTAGCATGACAAGTTTCAGTGTCCTTAATCCTGATTGCAAGACGTGCTAGAGTTGCGGTCACGTTATCTATTACAATAGGATTAAAGCCTTGTGATCGAGCGGCAATCAATAGTTCGTCCCCGATCTTTTTCTCACTCATCAAATGAGATAAATACATATGAAGCGTGAGTTTGGCTTGGGGATAATCATCAGATATGTACGCCAATTCAGGACATATTGGTATCAAGGGTGTGGTCAATCGAGAAAGCTGCTCTACTCTACGTAACCACTTATTAGTCTGCTGAAGTACCAGCGGATTAAATGTGCCAGCATAAAGTGATATCCCAGTTGTTGAAAGATAAGTGAGCATAGCTATGCAGGCCGTTGCAAAACCAGCGCCGGCAGAGACATTTGATACAATCCCTTTGTACATAGCCATAAAGCCTGACAAAGAAAACCGACTGTCTGTGCTAGACACTACACTCAGAGCAAAGAGTACAGCAACGAGTTGTATCGACTTTGCTGAATCAGGTCCTGAGAATTGCTTCTCAAGGGCAGACATCCAATCTGTCACGACCCCCGTCTGCAGTTCATCATAGCTGCCACGTGGTTCGTCTGGTATCTCAGACAGTTGACGGTGAAAGTCGTCAAAATCAACTTCGTCCGAAGGTGGGGTCCGCGGAGGGGTAGAACCGCCCGGAAGCAATTCCTCAACGACACTCTTGAGTGTCTCTAATATCACAGAGATATAGTTGGTTTGAGGTTGCCCAGTCTCTACTGCCTGACGGAGGCTTATAGTTTCGAGCATATGTTCAATGAAAATCATTGTGTGCACTACTATGATGTGCCGTGGCAAGTGCATGCAGACATAGATATGATTTAGGACACGTAATAGGTCTTTCCATTGACCTAATGATAAACCTTCTAAGCCCAAAACTTGGGCTTCACTAGTCTGAAACGGGAGGTCGTATCTTGACACAATATGCAATAACAAATTCCTCTCCGCATTAACTCCGAAAAAGTCTGGCGTCCTATAACCATCCTTACACATGGCACTCAAACCCAAGCCAGAATCGCCGGGCACCTGAAGAATTTCATCAACATACAGGTTTTTGACCCAAATAAGATTCCGAAGACCATACAAATCTTGCCTATTGCCAACTTGCAAAACAGAAACCGTTGGTTTCGTCAACCAATAAAGGACACACCAAAAAGTAATCTGGCATACAAACGACTGATAACCAAGAAGTGCGCAAGCGTTCCAACACATATGAACCAAAAGCCCAGACCAGAACGACCGCCTAGAAGTGAAGAAATAAGCCACATAGTGCATAATTACAACACAAAGGACCAACATCCGAGCTTCAGACCGCATCCCAAATTCGATCCAAACCATCATGTGAAGTCCATATGTTGGAAAGTAAAGTTTCAGTAACTCCTCGCTCAACGGACCAAAAAAGATGATATTAAAAGGTGAGAAAGCCGGCAATGATAAAGACCAGCCAAAAAACAAAACTAACATTTGAGATGTCAACATAAAACACCAGGAGAAGAAAGACCATCCAAAAAGCCATAAATAAGGAAAAACTAATGGTAAGGAAGGAAACTCTTTCCGGAGAACATCAACAAACCAACACTCTAACTTAGTGATCTGCACCGGAAATATGACAGAGCGTGAGTAAGCAGATATAACTGACCAAACGAAACTAGTTATGATCGCTAGCCACGCAAAAATCTCGCGCGAGCCATTATAGACCTGATCACACACCTGATAAGCGGTGGCTTGAATACAATCTTGATAACTTGGAAACTCGCCAGTAATTGGTCTACAATAAATGAAACAAAACGTTTTATACTCAAAATTGCGCTCAACGAATAATAAACAAACTGGAGGATCGTAATACTCAGACTCCCAAAAAGTGGGAGTCGACTCTCCTAAGAGAGCACAATTTGGCTGAACATAACAATGAGTGTGGCTGAAATAATCGTCATAAGACTCTTGATAAAGATTCTTAGGAGTGCTAGTGGAATACCCCGGGATTAAAGATTCCGCAGGGAAAACCACTTGAGTAGGTATGGTAAAAACAAACGCTAACAACAAAAACAAACGGGGAGAATGGCGCCCCCATACAGCAAGCTGTTGGGGTAGGAGGCGCAGGGGGGACCCACTAAACGTGGGGGGACGGGTCAACAAAGTTTGTAAGAGAAAACTTTTTTTGCAATTCACAACAAGTAATACCATCAGCATTATTACACTCAGTGTCAATAATGCGATGCTTGTTGGACAGGTGCCGCTGGTTAGAATTGAGACGATCTCGCGATGAGGGTTGATCGAATGAAGAAAAACTAACAGGATTGCTAATCCGGACATTCCTAGCAAGGGGGGGGTAGGGTGCCCAAAGTACCCTAATGGCGGAGACATTTTAGCTCTATTACCTGCCAAATGTCAAAAACTTTGTGGTGCATCCTTGCTCTTTGTGCTTATAGCCATCTGGCTTCTGTCCGATAGTGATTTTGGACATTAGCGGTCTAATAAGATTCCGAACGAAGTAAGCCTGGGAAGAAGAAAAGTGATGGGTTGCTGCTAACAAACATATAAGTCTCGTACTGCGGATGTGTAAGTGAGATGTCAATTAGATAGTGACGTGCTTCAGACACGTGTGTCACCACTAAGATTTCTAGAATTCACTCTAACTGATCAAAAATAACTAATTATACCAGAACCACGTAGGTAGAAAAAGTGATCTATGATCACCGCAACAAATATGTTGCACGTTCCCTTAGCGTCGCAAGCTAAGGTCGACTGGTACCTATACCGTCTAAAATCCCCGTCCTCAAAAGAGGCATGCCGTAGCAAAGCTGCTACAGATCTGGCTATTACTTAAGCCTGGTACCTATACCGTTGCGAATCCCCGTCCTCAAAAGAGGCATGCCATAGCACAACTGCTATGGGGTGGACTATTACTTAAGCCCGAAACGTACAGAAAAGTGAAGTAAGAAGAAAAGAGTGGGAAAATTGACTTGATGATCACAAGTCAAAAAGATAATGAGAAAAGATGAAGAAAAAAGTAGAAGTGTCAGATTGGCAGAATGCCAAAGGAGGCCCTGATAATAAAATTATCGTATCCTATCTTGATGTTATAAAGGGGCGTATAGCAAAAGATTAAGATCCATGGAAATGTCCATAGAAATGGGAGAGAAGGGCTTACAAGAGAGTAAGACCAAGAAAGATGCGATTTCAAACAATACACAACAAAAACTAAACAAAAACCTTATGGTTAATGCTCAAAGAATGCTGAATGCGTGAATACGCGCTCGGCGAGGGGCCGAGAAACCATAAGCAATATAGTGCAGATGCACT